ATGGCCTCCAGCGGGCCGACACCCTCGGCCGCCAGCACCTCGTCCACGTCGGGCTGCTTGAGACGCGACGCCAGCTCGTAGTCGGCGTCCGTCCATTCGCGGAATACCCAGGGGCTAGCCATCGTTGAACGTGAACTTGCGCACGACCGCCAGCACATGGAACGGCAGCGGCTGCTCCTGCGTGATGGTGACGACGCCGCCGTCGGCCATGTTGGAGAGCCGACCGAGCCGCTTGTCGCCCGTGAACGGCTGCACCTGCTGGTCGAGGATGCCCGCGCCGAACTGGCGGAACGGGATCGTGACGTTGTCGATGGTGAGCCCGAGCGTGCCCTTCAGGCGCACGATCACGTCATGCACCGAGAGCTGCGAGCCTTGGCTCGACCCGGTGCCGGGGCTGACCTCAATCGGCAGGAGCTTGAGCACTGAACGGTACGGCAGGCCGATCTCGACCTCGTAGGCCGCGCGCGGCAGCGTGACCGACCCGCTCGCCACGGTCTGGCGCGGCATGACCACGCCGTCGGCCAGCACGTCGCAGGACTTCGCCTCGAGGTGCGACAGGCCCGACCAGGCGGCGGTCGCCTTGCCAATCTGCCCGAGCGTCGTCACCGCGCCGGGGTTGGTCGCGAGCGCGTAGGTGTAGGTATTGGGGCCGGTGACGGTGATCGTGTAGTCGCCGTTATAGCCGGCCGGGGCGAAGCCGCGGTGCCGGACCTTGTCGCCGCTCGTGTAGCCGTGTGCGGTGCGCGTGATGGTCACGGTGCCAGTGGCCCAGCTCGCCGCGCTGGCCGTCACGAACACGGAGCCGGTGATGCAGGCATCGGTATGCCGCCCGTCCTCAAACACCTCGACGTAGCGTTTCGTCACGCCGTTGACCGTGCGCCGGACCACGACCCACACCTGGTCGACGCCGCCTGCGGGGATGCGGCAGACGCTTTCGTAGCTGCCGTCGGTCGTGCGCCGGCTCCAGCCGTTCAGGCCGCTGTCGGCCTCCTGCGCTTCGCGGTAGAGCGTCAGCGCGGCCAGCGTGCCATCGGCCCGCAGCGCCCACAGCAGGGACTCCGGCTCGCGCTGCATGGCGAGCTGGACGATGCCGCTCTCGGTGATGTGCTCGGCGAAGCGTGTCAGGTCCGGCGCGGTGTAGCCTTCGCGCTCGCTGGTGTAGGCCAGTGCGCGCAGCTTCCGGCCGCCGCTTTGCACGAAAATGATGTCGTTGCCGAACCGCACCGGCCGCGCCTGCCCGCATCCGTAGTCGGATAGCGTGATCCTGCGCGCCGTTGCCGGGCCGAGCACATTGTCGCCGCCGCTGACCGCAAACTCGCCCCCGGAGGTCAGCGGCACCAGCACGCGCGAGGCGACGAGGTGCAGCACACGGTTGTACTCGGCGCTGACCATCTCGAACGAAAAGCCGTCGTCGTCGTTCGTGCCGCGCGCGAAGTTGAAATACTCGCCGACGCGCGTGCCCCAGACGTAGCCGGGCAGCCCCGGCGCCCCGGCCGCAATCAGCCGCTGATCGTGGAACACGCCCGTGCTCGGGAACCCGAACCGGGTGCCCCAGACTTTCGGCATGCGCCGCCAGCCGCCGGAGGATGCCGCGGACGCGCTCGCCAGCGGGACGCGCACGATGCCATTTGCGACGGTGCCGCTGGTGACGGAAGTAATCTCGACGAGGCCGTCGTTGATCCAAACGTAGGCGCCTGCGTCGTAGCTGGTCGAGCGCCACGCGGCAACGCCAGTGGTCAGCGTGATGGATGCGCCCTCCGGTCCGGCGGCGCTCGGCGTGCAGCTCGTCTTCGGTGACTCGGTCAGCGTCCAGGAGCCGGACGCGAGCGACGTGCCGGCGAACGTATCGACCACGGTCGCGCTGACCTGCGTCGCGCTGGTGAACCCGGTAATCGTCGCCAGGCCGAGCCCAGAGACGATCTGCCGGCCCACGTCCGCGTTCGCCCACAGCGACGCCGCTGCCGTCACGGTGATGGATCCCGTCGTCGCGGACAGCGTCAGGCCGACATTCGGCTGCTCGCCCACCTCCTCCGCAGGTTCCACGAGGAACGGCACGGTGGCGAACTTCCACGCCGTGTCCGACACGCGCACCAGGCGGCGCGGGTAATAGCCGGGATGAAACACGACCAGCGTGTCGGCTGCCTGGGTGAACTCGAGCTGCGGCAGATCGGCGGCGGTGTACGGGGTCGACACCTCGACCGGCGGGCCGCTGACGATCTGCGCGCCGTCGCGGTAGAAGCGGATATAGCCGACGCCGAACTCCAGCACGTAGGCTTGAGTCGTGCTGAACACGAACGGGATGAGCCATGCCGCGCCGGAGGTTTTCGTCTCAGCCACGTAGCGCGAGCCGGCCGCCCGCATCGCCCCGCCCTGTATGACCGGGTGCGCGTTCTCGCACTCGGCGAGCGCGTTGGCGTACTGCGGCAGGTCGACCCGGCCGAACAGGCGCGGGCTGATCTCGCCGGCCGTGAAATTGGTCTGGATCTGTCCGCTGCGCACGGGCTATCGGTAGTGGCGCGCGGCCAGCAGCGGCGAGTCGCCGAACTCCTCCCCGGTGTCCTCCTGCCCGTTGATCGCGCGGGCCTGCTGCAGGATGGCGTTGAAGCGGCCCTGCATGGCCTCGACCATCGAGGCGGACTTCGTGATCGGGTAGGCCATCACGACAGCCATGGCGGCGGTCTGCGCGGCAATCAGCAGGCTGTCCCAGCGCGCCACGTCCTCGACGCGCGCGATGTAGCGGAGCTTGAGCGTGTCCTCGTCGAAGAGGATGGTGCCGCCCTCCATTACGAAGTGCGGGCTCTCGCCCTCCTCGCCGACGCTCAACGTGCGCAGCCAGTCGCCGGGCAGGGTGAACGCATACGGCCATTCATAGGCGGGCGGCACGGCCTGCGGAGCCAGCACCACGCGCTTCGTCGCACAGTTCCAAGGGTGCATGCGCAGCGTCGAGTCGCGCGTGTCCTCCCAGAGGTTCGCGCACAGCTGCGCCGTGTCGGACGCCTCGTCAAAGGACGTGATCGGACGCTGCCCCAGCATGAGCAGCGCATTTGAGGAAATGGAAACAGGCGATGTCGCCATGAGGGGATGGGCGGGGCCGAAGCCCCGCCCTTAGCCTCAGTCCTGCACGTAGGGCAGGGTCAGGCGGATCACCTGGTTGTTGGCGATCTGCGCGCCGGCCACCGTCGAGATCAGCGTGCAGTCATCCGTCGAGCCGGAGAACCCGGTCGGCAGGATCAGGCCGCTGTCGTCCGAGGTCTCGAACATACCGCCGGTCACGGTCAGCGCGACTGCCGTGCCGTTGGCGGTGGCAGCGTTGCTGATCGTCACCGTATTGGCCGACACGCCCGTGATACGGGTCGCCGCCGGAATGCCGGTGCCGGTGATGAGGTCGCCCACCTGGAACGCGCCGAGCGGGCGGCAGTTGAGCAGGACGTTGGAGCCGATGACGGTGTCACCCGCGCCGACCTTTGCGAAGGCCGACGCGTTCGGCGTCGCCGTGCCGGCAGTCGTGATCGCGGTAGCCGCCAGATGACGGGCCGCCGAGATGCTGTCGCCGAGGTTCAGCGTGCAGCTCGCCGTGCCGGTCGACCACTGCAGCTGCCCGAGGTGGCCGAGGATGCGCGAGCGCACCGGCAGCTTGCCCCAGATGATGCGGTCAGCGATGGCGGGCGCGGTGCCGGAGCCCGGCGCCACATAGACGGCCTCGAACACGCGGAGGCGGCCAGCCAAGGCGTTGACCTTGACCCGCTGCGGGATCGGCGTCGAGACGACCGACGCCAGCGATGCGTTGAAATCAGGCATGTGTGCTGTCTCCTGTTACTCGAAGCACTGAATGGCAACGACGCCTTCGTCCTCGACGCGCACGGCGCCGATCGACATGCGGGCGTAGACCTGCACCGAGTTGTTCTTGCCCGGCAGGCGGTCGATGGTGGCCTGCACGTCCTTGCCGACGCCGAGCGCCATGCACGGCCGAGCCCAGCACAGCGCGGTGCGCAGGTTGCCGACCTTCGGCAGGCGCTCCGAGCGGATGAACTTGAAGCCGAGGAACGTGTCGACCTGGCCCTGCGCCAGCGCCTTGACGACGTTGTAGTCGATGCTCTTGATCTCGGTGGTGCCGTACAGGTTGGTCAGCTGCTTGGCCGAGACGACCATCACACGCGACGGGGTCGCGCCCTGCCCGGTCATATCCTGCCCCTCGTCCGCCTGAATCTCGGCGGAATCGAGCAGCTCCTTCGCGGTCAGCAGCTTCGCGAGCGTGAGGCCAGCCGAGCCGCCTTCCGTGATGGTCTGCGCGCTGGGCAGCGCCTGCGTGCCGGTGCCGGTGCGGGCGGTGCCGCGGACGGCGTTGATGATGATGTCGTCCATGGCGCGGTTGAGCGCCTGCACGCCGAGCGCCGGGTACTTGGACTTCGGATCGGCCAGCATCTTGATCTCGTCCATCTCGTCGACGAGTTCGGCCCACGCCTTGTCCTGCAGGTCGATCCAGCGCCGGCTGTGCGGCACTTCGACGTAGCGGGTGTCCGCGTGGCGGCTGGTGATGTCGTAGGCTTCGGAACGGCCCACGCGCTCGACGGCGCGGCTCTGGCCGACGATGCCGTCGTAGCTCTCGCAATACGGGCGCAGGCGCGAGGAGACCTGCTGGCCGAGTTCGTAGAAGTTCGCGCTGAACTGGTTTACGAACGCTTCGGTGATCTGAAAGCTCATGGTTTAGCTCTCCTGATGAGGTTGAACACTTGCGGGTGTCCTCGCCCTGTCAGGGTGTCCGGTCTCCGGGCCTGCGGTCGAAGCTCGCGGCGTGAGCTGCGTGCGGGCCGTTGCCGGGTGTCCGCCTAGCCGCGATTCCTCGCGACCTGCAACTCGTGCCACTTCTGCACTCGTCGGACCGCATCATCGTGGCCGGGGGCGCGTGGATTCCAATAGGCGGAATTGCGATCTTTCATCAGCGCTTCGATCTCGGCCTGCGTCGCGTCGGCCGCCAGTCCGTTGGGCGGGCGGTCCTCGGCCAGCGCCTTGGCCACCTTGGCCAGCACGCGCACGGCGATAGGGTTGTTGCCCAGCTCGTCGATGGCGGCCATTTCCTCGGCGTCCGCGAAATGCTGGAACGCACGGAACGCATCGCGCAGCTGGGCGGTCATCGCCGCCTCGCTGCCGTAGTGCGACAGCAGCGCCGCCTTTGCGCCCTCGACGGTGGCCTGCTCGGCCTGTGCTTTCAGGCCCTCGACGGCCGCCAGGTGCGCGCGCACTGCGGCGTTGAATTGCTTGTTGGTCAAGCCCCACTCGTGCGCCTGGGCGGCGAATGCCTTGGTGGCCTCCTCGTCGAACTCGAGCGCCTCGCCGTCGGCCAGCTCAACCTTGTAGTCGTCGGCTTTGCCCGGCACCTCGCCGAAGCGCTTCTCCAGCTCGCGGTGCGCCTTGATGAGGCCGGCCGGCAGGCCGCGCTCGTCGAGCCGCAGCGCCTTCGCTTCCGGGTCCCAGAACTTTTCGGGCACGTCCGACCAGCGCCCGGTCGCCTCGTCGAGCGTCGGGCCGTCGGCAGGCGTGCCAGCACCGGCCGGAGGAGCCGCAGGGGACGCGCCAGCGTCAGCGGCAGGGGGTGCATCGGCTGCGGCAGCGGACGCGAGCAGCGAGCCGCCAGCGGCCGGCGCAGCGCCGTCAGCGGGGGACTCAAGACGTGGGGTGATCACGAACATCTTCAACCTCGATGTGGGCTATCTGCTGGAGGATGAACGCCAGCACCGCGCGCCGCCCCTCGCGGTAAGCGACGACGTCGGGCTGGCCGGGGACAAATGACGGCTGGTCGTAGAACCGGCGGGTGAGGTCCGCAAGGATCGCAGCGCCCTCGGGGTGCTGCTCGAAGACCCGCACGTAGGTCGCGGGCTCTACCGTCACGACTCGATGGACAGCTCGTAGTCGAGCGAGCGGCCCTGCTGCTGCGAGACGAGCGCCAGGCGCCATTGCTCGCCGGCATTCACCGACACGTTCGTGCGGGCCTGCGCGCTGTTGTAGGTCGTCTGGTCGACCCACGTCAGGCCGTTGTTCACGCTGCGCTGGGTCTTCACGGTGTTGCTCGCGTCGATGACGCTGTGGCCATTGTTCAGCAGCGTGACCTTCATTGACGACGCATTGACGGCCGGCGCATTGCTCGGCGTCGGGATGACCAGCACGTCGGACACCTGGCCGAGGTTGACCGAGCCGCCTGCGGTAAACGTGCCTTTGACGATTTGGGGCATGGTGGAAGTCTCCTGTTAGTCGCGAGCGCGGACGCCGTTGACGTATCTGGTTGGAATCTCGCTCATCTTCAGCAAGTCGATTAGCCCCTGCTTCGCCTGTAAAGCAAGCCAGTCCAGAAGGCTGTTCATGTCTGCCTGCGTCCAGGTGATTGTGCCCGCCGCTGCCTCAAACCGATGGCCCATCGCTACGAACAGCCCGCCCGTGGCAATAGCTTTGTTTATGTAGCCCTGCACCGTTGCAAGCGGTTGCGTGTCTTCGAGGTTGCACGACGCCGGCAGCGCGAATCTGCGCATCGGGTTGTAGTACATATCCTGACGATTCCACGAGCGGTCCGACGCCCCGACCTCGCGCGCACAGGTGAACCCGTTATCCATCAATGCACGCTGCAATGTGGCGTCGAACTGCCCTTGAACGTAGACATGACAAGAAGAGCTGTCTGTTGCGCCCACACTCTGAAGGAAGCGCCTGCATTCCAACACGTCGTTCATGTAAGCGGCGAGACCGAGCGTGTTGTAATTGTCGTTAAGCCGGGCGTGATTGACCAACTCAACAAGCCCGGATGGATCGGCTTGCATTTCGCGGCATTGTGCCGCCGTAACATGACCGGATTGGCCGACAAGGCCGGAAGCAATGCTCATTGAAACCGGAATGCCACGCGACACGCAGGCCGGGTACAGATAGCTGTAAAACTCGTCATACCCGTCATCGCACGTAAGAACGAAGGCAGGTCGATTGCGGGCAAATATGACGTACCCGGCGATCCAGACGTTCGCGTCTTCACCGGCTAGGACCATGATGCGTATTTTTGTCCTACGCGCCCCGCTGTACGTAGGAGAACCCGTCGGCGTCCACGTTGCGCCGGTCAGCATGAATTGCCAGCCATCGTTGGCGGAAATCGCGGACATCAAGCCGGTTGCGAAGTTGGTGTAGGAGGAATCCCCGATGTAGACACTGCCCCCAGTGATTCTGGCAGGGCGGTCTGTTCTGAGGATTACGCCAATTGAAAACGGGACTGGGGCGCCCGGTGTCAGGTATGGGAAATTTACCGACGCCGTGTTGACGCCGATTTCAAAGTTTGTTGCGAGCGCCGCCGGAACGAATACGCGGGTAGTGGCCGCGCCGTTGTAAGTGACAGACGAGTCAGTAGTCCGAGTGACTCCAGCTCCCGCCACTTCTGTGAAGTTGTTTGCGTTCGTGCAGTCAATCAGAGATGTCTGCTCCGGCGGCCTATTGGCTGCCCTCGGCATTAGATCGGCCTCCAATCCACGACGACGAAATCACCATCCGCCGCGACGGACAGCGCCATCGTGCAGCCGCTCTCCATGCGCCGGGCGTTACCGGGCGGCAGCACCTGACCGACCGTGCCGATGGGCAGCACCCACGACTTTGCCGCGCCGGTTGGATCGGTGAACCCAGTGATCGTCAGCGTGCCGGTGAGCGCGGCGCGGATCTGGATGCCCATCAGGAATATCGGCGTCGTTCCGCCCGTGCCGATGTTCTGCGCTGTCGCCACGTTCTGCAGAATGTTGCAGTTGGCCTCGTGCTTCACGGCGTCGTAGTTGTTCGTCAGCGAGGTTGTGTTGCGCTCGCCACCGATGACGCCCTGCTCAAGCGTCCACTGCGACCCGTCCTGAATCGTCGCCTCGTGTCCCCTGCTACTGACCAGTGTCGGCATCGCTAAGTCCTCAAATCATCGCTGCCGCGCTGGCCATCTGCGCGGCGTTGTCCGGTTGTCCCATGGCCTGCATGGTCGCGGCCTGCTGTGCGGCTGCGGCCTGCGCCTGTGCGGCCTGTCGCGCGGCGTCGCGCTGTGCGACATCCACAAGCAGGCGTTGCGGGACGCCCAGCGCTTCGCCCTTGGCGCGCGCGGCCTTGTCCCAGTCGTAGTTGTCGAGCACCTCGGGCTTGACCGCGGCGATTGCCGCGAGGCTCTGCTCGTACCTGTCCATTGCCGACACCTCGACCATGCGCTGCGCACGGGCGAGCGGGCTGATGTACTTGAGCCGCCAGGTGCGACCGCGCAGCGACTCCGGCGGCGGGGCCAGTGCGCCGGCCCGGTAGGCGAGGCCGAAGCATCGCGCCACCAGCGGCTGCAGAAATTCGGACATCATCCGGCCGTAGAGCGGGCCGAGCAGCTGGCGGACCAGCTCGACACGGACGTGCACCTCGGTGGCCGTCATTGCCGGGCCATCCTGCGGGGTGAGCTGGTCGGCCATCAGCGAGCGGCGGATGGCGCGCTGCAGGCGTTCGATCTCCATCAGCGAGGCGCTGAGGTCGCCGCTCGACTTCAGCTCCTTCATCGAGTTGACGTCGTTTGCGACGATGATCTTGCGCGGCCCTATCTTGACCGTGCGCGGATTCAGCACGCCGTCGTCGGCGGCGATCCACATCCCGGCCACCGCGATGTCCATGCCCATCATCTGGAGCCGCACCAGCTCGTTGAGCGTGCGCAGATCGGGCAGCGCCTCGAACACCGGGCCGATGGCGTAGGCCGAATCGGGCAGCACCTGCCAGCGCGGCACGACGGCCGGCAGCTCGTGATAGCCCGACTCGCGCACAAGCCTCTTCGTCTGCAGCTCGACGTGGCACGAGGCATAGGGCAGGCCCTTCGCGAACGGCGGGGCCTGCAGCTCGAGCGGGCGCGGATACAGGCACCACGCGAACATGAGCGGGTCGTCGGGCTTGGCCTTGGCCTTGTTCTGCGCCTGCTCGGAGAGCGCATCGCCGTACTCGCGCAGCGCCTGCTCGCCGGTCATCGCCAGCTCTCGATGCACGATGTCGACCGGGCCGCCCGGCTGCGAGCTGGCGAAGTAACACTGGGCCAGCGGCCAGTGCGTGAACCGCAGGCCGCCGTCCGGCGACTCGTCCACGAACAGCGGCCCCATGCCGGCGCATACCTGGTCGAGCATGGCCTCGTAGACGACGGCGTCGAAGTTCGAGGCGTGGATGTTGCGCCAGATCGTCTGCGCGCTGTCCTCCAGCCACTCCTTGCCCTGGTCGTCGGCGTCGTCGATCTCCAGCTCGAACCAGCGGCTATTGCTGGGCACCAGCGCCGACACCAGCGCGGAGGCCAGAATGCGCGCGGAATCCGTGCCGGTGGCATCCATCAGCTCGGCCTGCTTGGTCGCCGCATTGCCGAGGCTTGCGTTATGCGTGCCGGCACCGCCGCCGAGGTAGAGCTGCGAGCCGCGGGCCGGGTAGGTGTGGTCGAAGCAGCTGCGCCAGATCTCCTCGACGTGCGACTGCCGCGCAGATTTAAGCGCCTGATGCCGCTTGATGAGGCTGGCCGAATCCATCAGGCCATCGGCTGCGCGGACGCCTGCGCGAGCAGGCTGCGATTGCTGGTGACGCCCTGCCCGCCCGTGACCAGCAGCGACTGCTGCCGGCGCTTGCGCTGGGTGGCGGCGAGCATCTGCCCGGCGGCGTCACGCGCCTCGGCGGCGATGCGCTCCTGGTCGGCCTTGGGGTCGGTCAGCACGATAGGCGCGACTGTGGCCACGGGCTGCGCGGCAACCTTCGGCGCCTTCGGCTTCTTGGGCATGCACATCGTCGTCAGTTGATCGGCACCGCGACGCCAACCAGCCAGCCGTCCCGCGTGAGCAGCCGACCCACGACGTAGCGCTGCTCCGGCGCACCACTGGCGCACGGCTCCATCACGTCGTCGAGCGGCGTGCCGTCTGGGTGGTTGACCTGGCCGAACATCGCCGCGACCCGTGCGCCCGGCATGTACGCGATCTGCTCGCGCGTCAGCGCCCAGGCGTCGACGGGCTCCGGCGCCTGCTCCGGCTCGGGATGCGGCACCAGCTCCGGCTCGGGCTCGGCGTCGTAGTCGTCGTCCGCGTCGAGGATGCCGGGCTCGTGCTCGGCGGGCAGGTCGTCGCCGGGGATCTGGATGTTTCGGGGGGCCTTAGCCATGGCGGTCTCCGTCAGGTTTGGGGATTGATACCGCGCCTGCTCGCGTGGATTCCAATAGGGCCAGCAGTCGCACGGCGCGGGTGTAGCGCATGTCGAGCGGGCAATAGCCCTGCATCCAGTAGTCGACGGTGCCGAGCGGAACGCCGATGGATTGGGCGATGGCGCGGGTCGAGAGGCCCAGCGCTCGCAGCTCCTGCAGCACGGCCAGCCAGTCGATGAGCGTGTCGCCGGGCGGCATGGTCAGACGATGTCGAGCCCTGCGCTGCGGGCGCGAGGCATGGGCAGCGCGGCGAGCACGTCGTCGACGGAGCGGGCCACGATGGCGACGCCACCGGCCGTCCTGACGCGCTCGAGGAATTTCGCCTGCTGCTCGGTCAGCTCGCCGCGCGCGGCCTTCACCTCGACGTACAGCGCCCGGCCGTCGCGGAGCATGCCGGCGATGTCGGGGTGCCCCGTGGGCGCGGTGCGCAGCGGGCGGCGGCCGGTGCGGCTCTTGGCGTCGTCGACATCGAGCACGCGGGTGTTGATGCGATGGGCCATGGCCACACTCGGGTGCAGCTGGAGCAGGCGCAGGACATCGCGCTGGATGTCGGTCTCGCGGCGCGTGTCCTCGCGCACGACGCGGGCCTTGGGCTTCCCGCCCTCGAACGCCAGGGCGTACTGCGCGCGGCGCCTGGTCATGGGCGCACGCTGTCCGCGATGAACGCCTCGACCGCCTCGCGGCCGCACTCGGCCGCGGCCTCGCGATACCAGCTCTGGCGATATTGGCGCTGCAGGCTGCGCACGTAGCGGCCGAGGCAGGCCCGGCAGCCGAAGTCGTACCACGGCGAGCGCGGGCCACGGGCGCAGCAGGCGCAGTCTGGGGCCGGCTCGGCGGGGATGCGCACGCGGCGGCTCACGCCGGCACTTCGACGTCGCGCCCAAGGCGGCGCAGGATGCGGCGCGCGGTGATGTGATGGATGCCGAGGATGCGCGCGACCTTGGCCGGGCTGATGCCGGCGTCAAACATCTCCAGCAACCTCGCCGCGTCGGTCGGGCTGTAACGCCCGTGCGGGCCAAGGTGTTGCCCTCTGCACCAGTTGCGCAGTGAGTGCAGCCCCACGCCGTGCTCGCGCGCAAACTCGACTTGCGACTGGCCGGAGGCGCGCCACGCAGCGACGAGCGCAAGCTTGTCGTCGGGCGAGTAGCGGCGCGCGCTCATGCCTCGCCCTCCTCGACCAGCTCGACGCGCGGCAGGTGCTCGCCGCACCAGTCGGTCGACTGGCTCAACGGCCAGCGGGCATACGAGGCGAGCGCGGTCGGGACGCACGGCGGCGCGTGGCGGCGGCACTCGCCGCGGAGCACAGACTCGGCCTCGCGCCAGTAGCGGCAGGTGGCGCAAACGTGCGCGCGCGTCACGCCGCCCCCTTGAGCGCGCCCCGCAGCCGGGTCAACTCGGCGCGGGCTCGCTCCGGCGAGGACACAGGAGCCGGCAGCATAGGCACGGCACGGTAGGCCGCGGCATTCTCGCGCGCCGGTGGCCGGCACCATGCGAGGAACTCGGGCAGGCTGGGGGGCCATGGGTCGCCGTTCGCGAGGCAGGCCATCAGTCCGCGCTTCACCCGGTCACCCGACAATGCGGAAAGCGCCGTCGACCACAACACCGTCGGCGTCTCGCCGTGGGCGCTGGTCCAGCGGTGGCCGTAGATCTCCGTCATCCGCAGCCAGAGCGTCGCCGCTGCCTTCGAGGGCTTCGCGGTTGGCTTCTCGCACTCGGTCGACGGCGGACTTCCTGCCGCCATTGCCGCTGCCGTTGCCACCGCCATTTCGCCTGCCTTCCGCATACTCCACCGCCTTTCGAATCCAGTTCCGCCACGCCGCCTCCCAGTCGCAGGATCGGCCTCCGGCGCCGGACTTCGAGGCCCAGTAATCGCGGAATTTCGCCAGCTCCAGCGTGGCCCTGGCGGGGTCTAGGGCATGGCAGGCGAAGGCCCAGCCCGCCTCGGATGGGGTCCAATCCCGGGGAAGTCGCGACCCTCTCGCCGCAAGAGGGGGAGCTCCCGACCGAAGGGAGGGAGAGGGGGAGTTATAGTCTGGTGTCTGGTTAGGGTTTCGGTTCGGTTTCGATTCGATAACCGATTCGGTTTCCGTTTCGGTTTGTTGTTCGGTTCGTTTTGGCCTGCCTCCCCGCTTCCCGATTTCCCGGTTAACGGTTCGCTGGTGGTCAGCCTTTCGGATCTCGACGTCGGCGCGCTCGTTGATCAGGCCAGCGTCTGTCTCAGCCCAGAACCGGCGGCTGACTGCATCGACTGCATCGCGCTCCTGACGCGTCTCGGCGCGCAGCAGGCGATACAGCTCGCGCCCGATGGGGAGCGGTTTCTCGGTGGCGTAGTAGTGCTGCAGCATCAGCAGGTAGGCGCCGTGCTCGGCCAGCGAAAGCGCGGCGGTGTCGCGCTGGTAGTCGCCGATGTAGAGCTTGAAGAAATTCACTCGTCGTCCTCCGCCAGCTCGGTGGCGTGCCGCAGGTGACACAGGCGCGCGCGGGCCAGCGCAAACAGCGCCTCTACCTCGTCCTCGCGGTAGCAGCGCAGGTGTGCGGGCACGACCTTGAGGTCGAGCACCTCGAGCATGGTGGCCATCTGGTCGATACGGCCTTCGCTGACCCAGCGGCTGACCGTCGCCACGTCCACGCCGCACGTGCGCGCTACTGGCGCCTGGCCCTGCTCTGCAAGCTTGCGGCGGATGAGCGCGGCGAACTTGCGGGCCCTTGCGCCGATGTCGGTGGATGCTGTGTTCACAAGGCAGACCAAACCCCAAACCAGCACAGGAGGCCGACCGGGATGGACAGCCCCACGGAAATAAAAAAGCCGGCGCACTCAGGCTCACCGGCAACGTCGACAGGCATCGACGGGGAGGAGCAACGAGGGAGATCGTCGTCGTCCAGCTCGACCGGCTCCGGGAGGTCGAGGACGGCAAAGCGGGGGTCGGTCATGGCACGACCCCGCGCAGGCAAAGGGACGGAGCCCGCCCTGCTACGATTGAGGCTTCCACACGCTCAGCCTTCACAGGGGGACTCCGATGATCGATGTATTCCACACAGGGCCGGGACCGTTTGTATCGCCCCGGCTGGAACGATTCGTGTCACTAGAGATGAGCACGTCGGACACGTGCATGGCGCGATTTCGATTCGAGGATGGCGCAGAGCTTCTGCTACCCATTCACTACCCGGCCGCCTTGCAGTTCGAACAAACGCTTCGGATATGGCTCGCCAGAAACGCGCCAGCAGACGGAGCAGCGCAATAGCGGGGGTCATGCGGCGGCCTCGCGCTGGGGCGGGTCTCCGAAGATGTCCGGGCGCAGGTCGTATCTGGTCACTGCGCCGTTGGTCGCGCGCTCGATGTCGCAGGCACGCTCGGCTGTTATGCGAGAGCGGCCAGAGACCCATTTCGATACTGCCATGGGCGAAACGCTCAGCGCTGCCGCCAGCGCGGCCTGCGAGCCAAAGTGGGAGACAGCGGTTTGAATGCTCATGCCATAAGTAAACCTATGGTTGAATCTAAAGTCAACCATGGCGACATTCCGTCATTTGGTTTGGTCATGGACGATCAGCCCATGTCAGAACTCTCCCCTCAGATGGCCGCATTGCAGGCCGCAATGAAGGCTAACGGCGTCACGAAGGCCGACATCGCGCGAGCATGCGGGATTTCAGATCAAGCCGTCGGCAAGTGGTTCAAGACCGGCAAGGTCGCAACTAAAAATCTGGCCGTTGCCGCGCGCTTGTGCGGCATCACGCTCGACCAGTTGGTGCGCGCGGATGTCGGCGGCCAGTCTCCCCGAACAGAGGTCACCGCCGAATCAGTCCATGTGCCGTTACTCGACGTGTCCGCTTCCATGGGAGTCGGCCGTTTGATGCCGGACTACGAAACCGTTGTAGATGGGATTCGCTTGTCGAAAACCTGGTGTTCACGCCATCTCTCGGTGAGCCACGTCGCAAACCTCGCGACTATTACGGCTTATGGGGATTCCATGCGTCCGACGTTCGAGGATGGCGACCTGTTGCTGGTAGATAGAGGGGTTACGGAGTTGCGCATTGACGCGGTGTACGTGCTTGCGTACCGGGACGAGTTGTACATCAAACGTGTGCAGCGTCGGCTGGATGGCTCGGTAATGGTGCGATCGGACAACCCCCTGTATGAGCCCATCGTGATCGATCCCGGCAAAAACCATCTTTCCGTACTAGGCCGCGTTGTCTGGGCGTGGCGAGGCACAAAGCTGTGACCGTTGAGTTCTTTCCAGAGGACAGCGAACGAATCGAGCGGGACGCTATGCGTCACCCGCTTACTGCTGAAACGTTCCGGCAATATCACAGCGCGCCTGTGGCCGCGGCGCGAGGTGTGGCCGGACTGCGCAACTGGTGGGATGGGCAAGTCGTGGCTGGGTTCTGCCACGTTCCAGCCATGTGCCGACATCACCAGCCGACCTGGGCCGGCTGGCTCGTATTGATGCTGGCGGCCTACGTGTGTGCGTCATTCGCCACGCGAAAATTACGCGCGCGTCGCGACGAGGCTCACCGCCGAAAAGTTGCAGCCGAGTTGAGTCACAATTCATTCAAGCGCTGACGGCGATCCGAAGAGTGGAGAAAAAAATCATGCGACACCAATCCGCCATCGAATGGGGTCTGAGCGACTTGACGGTGGTCATTTCGCGGGACGGCGAGCAGTGGTTTGCCCAAGGCGTACAGATTGACTACGCCACCTCGGGCACGTCGATGGAGGACGTCCAAGAGCGTTTCGTCCGCGGCTTGGCCAAGAGCATCACCATGAACCTGCTCGAATTTGGGACGCTGGACAATTTCCTGAGGTATACGCCGCAAAAAGAGATCGACGCGCTCCAGCGCGACGGCCATACGATGCAGGTGGATATCCAGTGCGTTGGGGAGCGGCGCGTAGAGGAATTGGCCAGTGGGGCACTGCCGTTCTCCGGCAAGGTCCGTTTCCTGGGTCCGCAGCCTATAGCTGCGTGAAGCTGCCGGACCCGAACAACCCGCTGGAAGGTCAAGCGCTGACAGCAAGCCGAAGCACGATACCGCCGGTTTAGTTTAGAAGTAAACTTTTGGTTGACTGTTACTAATCCATTAGTTTAGAGTCCTCCCCACAGCCGCCCCAATGCGGCACAGAGGAGGACGAGATGCACGACTACGAAACCGCCCGCCGCCGCCAGTGGCTGGGCATCAGCAACGACCTCGACGCCAAGCGTGCCGCGGCTATCGCGTACCTCGGGACGCGCTGGCTGCTGCACCCGGTCAACGCCCCGAAGAAGGGCCGCCACTACTACGGCCAGCTGCGCCGGGAGGTGGCCCGATGAGCTACGCCGTCCACTACCGCACCTATATCGCCGGCCTGACGCTGCTGCGCCGGACCACGTTCGCGCATGAGATAGACCAGGCTTATCGCCTGATGCGGGAGCTGCGCGAGCTGCACGCGCAGTACGGGCACACGGCCGACGTCTGGATGGTGCCAGTCGGGGGTGAGGCATGAACGCCCCCGACCGCATCAACTGGCTGGCCCGCCGCCAGTCCGGCATCGGCGGCAGCGACGTTGCCGGCATCCTCGGCCTCTCTCCGTGGGCGACGCCGCTCGACGTGTACTTGAGCAAGGTTGAGCCGCCGGTCGACCGCGACCTCGGCGAGCCTGCCTATTGGGGCAACGTGCTGGAGTCCGTCGTCGCCGACGAGTACCAGCGCCGCACCAACTTGCCTGTCGTGGCCGTGCCAGAAATTCTGCGCTCAGTCGATCACGACTGGATGGTCGCCAACATCGACCGGGCCATCGGGTCGGGCGTCGAGGTTGTCGACGGCGTGCTCATCAACGCGGCCGGCTTGCTCGAATGCAAGACGGCGAGCGCGTTCAAGGGTAGCGACTGGGGCCGCGACGGTGACGACGACGAAGTGCCCGTCTACTACGCGGCGCAGTGCATGTGGTACCTCGCCGTCACCGGCCATGAATGGATCGACGTGGCCTGCCTGATCGGCGGCCAGCGCTACACGCAGAAGCGCATCACCCGCGACGACGACACGATTGCCGTGATGGTCGAGCGATGCAGCGTGTTCTGGCACCAGCACGTCGCGACCCGCACGCCCCCGCCCCCGACCACTGCGGCCGACGTGCTCACGCTGTACCCCGCCGATGACGGCCAGACCGTCGAGGCCGGCGAGCGCGAGCTGGTCGCCTACTCCGAGGCTGTCGCCCTGCGTCAGCAGATCGAGGCGCTGGAGGCCGAGCTGGAGGCGCGCACCGAGGCGCTCAAGGTCGCCATCGGCGAGCGGGCTGCCCTGACCTGCGACGGTCGTCAGCTCGTCACTTGGAAGGCTGCGAAGGCGTCGACCAAGACCGACTGGAAGGCGCTTGCCGAGTCCTTCAAACCCAACCCCGAATGGCAGGACCGCTTCGCCGCGGCCACCACCACCGTGCCCGGCTCGCGCCGGTTCATTTTCTGCAAGAGGTAACCCATGACCACCGCATTGAAATCCGCCGTTACCGGCACCCCGGCAAAGCGCCGGCCCGACACCATCGCGGGCCTGCTGACCGATCCGTCCATCAAAGCGCAGATCGCGCTGGCCCTGCCGAAGCACATGACCGCCGAGCGCCTGGCGCGCATTGCGCTGACCGAGGTGCGCAAGGTGCCGGCGCTGGCCAAGTGCGATCAGGCATCGTTCTTGGGCGCGATCATGCAGTGCGCCCAGCTCGGCCTTGAGCCCGGCGGCGCACTCGGCCACGCCTACCTGCTGCCGTTTGAGAACCGCAAGCGGGGCATCACCGAGGTGCAATTCATCGTCGGCTACCGGGGCATGATCGACCTCGCCCGCCGCAGCGGTCAGATCCTGAGCATCGAGGCCCGCGCGGTGTACGAGGCCGACCAGTTCGAGGTGCGCCTAGGGCTTAACTCCGACCTCGTCCATGTTCCGGCGTGGGACGCGCAGGACCGCGGCCCGCTCCGGTTTGTCTACGCCGTGGCGAAACTCCGCGACGGCGGCACCCAGTTCGAGGTGATGTCCCGCGTCGAGGTCGAGCGCGTGCGAGCCAAGTCACGCGCCGCGAACAATGGCCCGTGGGTCGACCACTTCGAGGAAATGGCGAAGAAAACCGTCATCCGCCGGCTGTTCAAATATTTGCCCGTCAGCATCGAACTCGCCCAGGCCGTCGCCCTTGACGAGCAGGCCGAAGACGGCCGCGCGCAGGACAACCCGCTGACCATCGACGTGGAGCCCACGGAGCCGACGCACGAGCGCACGGACACGCCGAGCGATGACTTGCCCCTGCCTCGCCTGCTGGAGCTGCTGGAGGGCGCCACGGACGCCGAGGGCATCGACTACGTGCGAAGCCTCGGCAACCACCTGCAGGACGCCGAGCGCGCCCAGCTCGCGCAGGAGAGCCGCAAGCGCCTGCACGCCCTTGAGGCGGCGACCACGGAGGGCCAGGCATGAGCGGCCTTAGTTTCGGGCCTGCGCTGGCGCTCATCAAAGACGGCTACAGGCTGCAACGGGTCGGCTGGAACGGTAAGGGTATGTATGTGGAGCTTCAGCTCCCGGACGCGCATAGCAAGATGACGCGGCCTTACGTTTTCATGTTCACAGTTGATGGTGACAGGGTTCCGTGGGTGGCGTCACAAACGGATTTGCTGGCCGATGACTGGCAGGTTGTTTCTAAGGCCGCGACCACGGAGGCACAGGCATGAGCAAAACCCGCATCTACATCGTCCACCTGCACATGGACGACAACACCGTCCGCCCGCCGCGCCTGGTGCGCGCCAACAGTAGAGCGCAGGCCGAGCGGCACGTCGCCGCCGGGATGATCACCGCGCACGTCGCGACGCAGGACGAGCTGGTCGAGCACCTGCCCGCCGGCATCGAGGTCGCGGGCGAGGAACTCGACGAGGCGGCGGAATAGCCATGGGCTGGTGGTTGCTGCTCGCGTGGCTCGACGGCGGCGTGCCGACCTCGACGATGGTCTACACCGGCCTCGACGAGCAGCGCTGCCTGACTGTGGTGCGCGAGCATTTGGAGGCGCAGCAGGCCCGGCCTGACCGCTACGTTGAATCGCTGTATGTCGGCTGCGTCGAGGGCAGCCGGCCGAGGAGGATGTGATGTTCCGAGATCGAGCACTGACCACTGCCGAGAAGCTGGCGCTGGTCGCTGAATGGAAGGCCAGCAGCCTTTCGGCCAACGCCTTTGCTGCCGAGCGCGACTTCAGCGCCAATGCGCTACGACATTGGTCGCGAGGCGACAAGCTGAGCAAAGTCGGGCGGCCCGTCGGCTATCGCGCCAGCGAGCCCGCTACGGCCGCTGAGGCCGCACGGCGTGAGCGCAAGCGGCAGACGTGGCTTCGGTACTACGCGGAGAACCGCGAGGCGCAGCGCGCGAGAAACCGCGAGAACTACGTCCGGCGGAAGTGCGCGGGCGCACGGGCACCCACCGCAAAGCTCAAGCAGATCCGCGCCGAGCGTACCGCTCGCCAGCAGCGGGCGATGGGGATAGGCGCATGACCGAACTACTGCAACGCACCGGCCCCGCGTGGCCGGACGAACAGCGCGAGGTCTGCGAGCGCTGCCAGCAGGCCGGCGAGCTGTATGACTACGAGCGCGAGCGCCACGACCGGACGGCCGCCGACCTGCGCGAGGCGAAGAGCGCGCTGCGGGCGATCTACGCGCTCCTGCAGGACCGCGAGCACGACGCGACCGTGCTGCTCGAAATGATCGAGGAGGCGGCGTGTACGGGCCTTGAGGACTGGGAGCGCGAGGCGGCCGTGCGTGAGTACAGGGAGGGGGCATGAGCACCCAGCGCACTCACTGGTCCGACTGCTGGAAATCAGGCCCTGAGCATTACGAGTGCGCGGTGGCCGTAGCCGAGGACGCGCACAAGGCGCAACGGCAGGCCGAAAACGACCTGTCGCAGTACATGGCGCGATGTGCAATGGCCGAGGCCGAGGTCTTGCGGCTATGCGCCGAAAAGGACGCGGTCAAGGTCGCCGCTTGGGATAAGTTCGCAAGCGCGGTGGGCGAGCGTAATGCATTGCGCGCCGATGTCGAGCGGCTGCGGGCCAATATTCGGGCCATCGAGGACGAAAAAAACTCCTATATCGATTACGTCGGCGATGCGCTGGGCCAAGACCACGACGACGAAAGTCTGTGGGACGCCGCGCAGCGCGTACTGTCCGACCGTGACAGGGTGCGGGTAGAGCGTGATGAATTGTCTGAGCAGTTAACCGAGGCGCGGATTGAGCGCGATGCACTGCGGGCTGACGCCGAGCGGTATCGGTGGCTGCGTAGAGCAGCCCTGTGGACGGACGAGGTCTGCGCGGCGTTGAGCAACGGCGACCCAGACGCCATAGACGCCGCCATCGACACGGCGAGGGGGAGCGATGCCCCGCAAACGTGACGACCGCACACCCAGCTACTGGACCCGCGAGCAGGCGCAGGGATGGGGTCCGGGCATCGTCGCGCGCTTGGTGGCGGGCGAGACGGTGGACTGCGCGGGGTTCCTGCTCCAGCTCGCGCCCGAGGAGCGCGAGGACTTGGTCGAGCGTGCGGCGATCATGGAGCACGACGGCGAGCTGCCGCGCGCGGAGGCCGAGCAGCTCGCGCTGGCGCTGGTGATGCAGGAAAGGGGCAAGCGATGACCGACATGAAACGAAACCGCGCCTACGAGGTAATCGAGTACATCCAGCGCAGCGGGCCGGTCATGGCCGAAGACCTCATGCACGACCTGAAGATCCAGCGCAACTGCGCCGGCCGCCATCTGCGCGAGCTGTGGACGCTGGAGCTGATCCACATTTGCAGCTGGGATCGCCGGTACCAACAGCCGGTGCCGGTCTACCGATGGGGCAACCGGCCCGATGTGCCGAGGCCGGCGGCGTACACGAACGCCCAGACGCGGCGCCGGTACGCCGACAAGAGGAGGGCCGAACGTGCTGCTCACAGCCAATGACGTGGCCGCCCGGCTGCAGGTCTCGACCAAGACCGTCTGGCGCCTGGTCGACTCCGGGACGTTGGCGGCGGTACGCTTGACCCAGAGCCGCCGGGGTTGGCGGTTCACGGAGGCGGCCGTCGAAGCCGCCGTGACGGAAAGCGAACGGAGGAACGCTCCATGCCCATCCGCAGGCGTGGCGACGGCTGGCAGGTCGACGTACAGGTCGGCGGACGCCGTGCTAGACAGACTGTTGGGACCAAAGCCTCGGCAATCGAAGTCGAGGCGAAGCTCCGGCGTAACCTCGAGCGCGAGCGCGTCGGCATCAGCCCCAGTCGTACCCTTGAGGACGCGCTGGCCGAATACCTGACCACCAGCGCCACGGCGCTGCGGTCGTACGAGTCCCTGCTGTATGTCGCCAAGGTCATCCGGCCGTTCCTCGGCCGCCCGATAGACCGCATTTCAGACGCCGCCGCCGACATCATCCGCGACGGGCAGAAGCGCGAGCGCACTCCCGCCACCATCAACCGGCAGCTGGCCATGCTTCGCAGGCTGGGGAATCTGGCCTACAAGTGGGGCTGGACCGACAGCCCGCTCGGCAAGCGGGTCGAGCTGCTGCGGGAGAACCAGGAGCGCCACGTCTACCTGAACCAGCAGCAGGTCGCAGAGATTGCCCGCCACGCCGACCACGAGGGCACCAGGGACGCGATCTGGCTAGCCGCTACCACCGGCCTGCGGCGGGGCGAATTGCTCGCCCTGCGCCCGGAGCATTACCGAGACGGGGCCTTGTGGCTCGCGACCAGCAAGTCCGGCCGGCCGCGGCGCGTGCCCGTACCGGCTGACGCCCGCTACATCTGCGAGCGCCTGCCGCTGGCCGTGACTGTCGTCGCCCTGCGTAAAGACTTCAACCGGGCGCGGCGCAAAGCCGGGCTGCCGGGCGTGCGCTTCCATGATCTGCGCCACACGTTTGCGTCGTGGGCCATCGACGCCGGGGTCGACCTGCGCCTGCTCAAAGATTTGATGGGCCACTCGACGATGCAGATGACGAGTCGGTATGCTCACCTCGAGGACCGGCACCACGATCAGGCGATGCGGCGCATGGCGCGCAAGCGCAAGCCTGTGACGCGTACGTGACGCGACTCCGGCTTTTCGGGCCTGTTTCAGACCCGGGAGCCCTGTAAATCCCGCGGATTTTCGCGACTGTCTGGACTGGGAGCCGACTTAAAATCCGGAGGCCGCAAGGTCGTACCGGTTCGATTCCGGTCCCGGGTACCAAGGACTTAGCGCAATTTTCTACAGCCCGCAGAGCTACGCTGTGACGCGCAGGTGACGCGCATCACCGCTCCCGCCTGAACACCTCGACGACCGCGATGATGCTGGCCACCGCGCCGCCGATGGCCGGAATGGCGTCCGGGTGCAGCTGCACGCCGAATGCGCCGACGAGCAGCGCGAGGCCCCGCCAGGTTGACGGCTCGCGCAGGCGAGCGAGTAGATAGTCCATGTGAGCCCCCTATTTGATCACGCCGAACACGGCGGCCAGCTTGGCCATGGCAGCGCCGGCTGCCCCGGCCGCGCCACCTACGAGCATCAGCGTCTTCCACCCGCCGCGCGCCTCGGCCAGCGTTTGCCTGATCTCGGCCAGCTCGTGGCGCATCTCCCGCATCTCGTACTGGAGGTGCTCAATCGTGGCCTTGTGCTGGCCCACCTGCTGGTAGAGTTCGTCAGACACTCGCAATGCCTCCCACATGCTGATCGGGGCGGTGAACGCCAGAAGCGCAGGCCGCACGGCCTGCCTGAAAGTGAGTCGCTCGGCATCCATGCCGGAAGGGTCTGGCCCTCATGCGCGCCCGCCATGGCGCACGGAGAAATGATTGCCGTCGGGACGAGTGAACCGCCCGCCCCACGCGCAGTCGGGCGCGAGGCTTTCCCAGTATTCGCCGAGCTTCGTGTACGCGGCGCTGTCGGTCTGGTAGACGCCATCGAGGAACAGGTTCAGGTCGACCGCGAGCCGCTCGATGTGCAGCGAATTGACGATGCCCTTGCCGGCCTGGGCGTTGAGCTTCGCCTGCTCCGGTGTGCGCCACGCCTCGCCGAAGGTCAGCTCCATGCCGTTGTCGTAGGCGTATTCGATGAGCAGCCCGACGAGGCGAACGAAGCGCCGCTGCTTCTGTCCGAGCGTCTCGCGCACGACGGTGGTCATGCGGGCCAGTCCACGGCCGCGACCTCGCCCTGCGTCGTCGCTGCGGCGATCTGGTCCTTCAGGGCGCGGGCCGTGAAGTGTGCCTGCTGGACGCGGCCGAACACGACGGCACCGAGCGCGACGAGCTGGGCCGGGGTCAGATCGTGGTCGACGTTGTTGGCGTCTCGCCAGCTCACCGCTTCCGGCGCTGGCATGCCGTAATTCGGCGCGGCCTGGATGAACGCGACCGCCGCGGTCAGGTTCTGGATGCTGGCCGGGTCGCTGTCGAACGGCCAGCCCATGAACTGGACGCCGCCCGCGATGAACTCGTCGCGTCGTCCATTGATGTAGACATCACGCGCCCGCCGGGCCTTGGCCAGTAGCTCGTCGGCGGTTTCGGCGCGCAGCGTGCCGGTGTCGTCCACGATCATGCCGGTGGGGTCAAAGCTCACGACCTGCTCGTCGTCCGCCAGCGGGTCGAACGGCGACACACGCCGAGCCTGCACCGCGCGACCGACGCCCGTCGAGCGCCACGCCCAGTCGAACTCGGCTTCCAGTTTGAACGGCACACCCGAGCGGGCCAGCTCGTCGACGAGGTCGGAGCCTGCCAGCGGCGCGGGCTGGTCGATGGTCAGCGCATGCGCCGCCAGCGCCTCCGTGAACCACTGGACCTGCGCCTCGAGCTGGGCGCGGGTGCCGTCGTATTCGGTCGCGTAGATGATGCGCATGGCTTAGATCTTGATGAAGTAGCCGACCACGGCGCCCGGCATGCGCACGTTGGAATCGCTCGGCACTGCGGTGTTGCCGGAGATGGTGACCGCTTGCGTGCTGCCGCCAAGCACCCAGACGCCGCCGCCCGCGCCGCCGGTCGTAGACGTCGTGAACGAACCTGACAGGCCCGTCGCTGCGTGGGTGTGCAAGTTTGTTTCCGAGCCGCCGACGTTGCCGACCGCATTACCCAGCACGCCCGTGCCGGTGCCGCCTTTGCCGACCAGCGCGCGCCGACGTAGGTCAGGCAGCGTAAACGTCGTGACGCCGTCGCCCGCGCCCCACGTCGTGCCGACTGCGGAGAACAGCGCGGCGTAGGTCGAGCGGCTGACGTTCGCGCCGTTGCACTCGAGGTATCCCGTCGGCGTCGAGCCGCCACCGTAGGCAATGATGGTGCCGGGCGCCGCTGTCTGCGCGACCGGCGTGCCGTCGGCCTTGGTGTAGGCCAGGCACACCCAGACGCCCGCGGACGCCTCGTAGAAGGTCGCAATGTCGCCGGCCGCGGTCGTGATGCCGATCGCACCTGGCAGGACCAAGTTCGCACTGTGAGCAATCGACAGCGAGCCGGTAAACCGCAGCACGGCAATGGTGCCGACGCCGACGCTCGCGATCGACGAAATGCCAGTGGTGCCGGTAACGCTGAACAGGTTCCCGTCAGGCAGCGTCAGCGTGGCCGCGCTGGCCACTGTGTTGTGCCGGAAGGTCTGGGTCTTGGTGAACACGTTCGCCGCGCTGGTGAGCTTCGCCGTGTCCGCAGATCCGACGACGCCGAGCGTGGCCTGCGCCTCGCTCTGGCTGACGTCATCGAGCAGGCCGGCGGCCCAGCTCGTGACCGTGACGAAGCCGGGGATGAGGCCGGCCACGTCGGTGTTTTCGAGCGCATTGGCGGCGGCGTTCCAGCGCAGGAGCTTCAGCGCCTGCGGGGTCGGCATGAGTGGCGAGACGCCGACCAGCGTGTCCGGGTTGCGCAGGTAGAACCGCGCAGCGTACTCGAGCTGCTGGATCAGCATCACGGTGCCGTCGATGTCGTCGTCGAGCGTCTGCGCCAGCAAGTCGCCCGCGTCCTGGTAGTCGGTCGCGCGGGAGAACGGCATCACGCGCCGCAGCCTGACCGCAGCGCCCGCGCCCGGCGGTGTCAGGAACGTGACCGAGCCGCCGGTCGGGCTGCGCAGGCCGGACACGGTGTAGTGCGTGCCGAGGCTTTGCGTGACGCCGTCGAGGGTGACAACCAGATGCGCCGAGGACAGCACGTAGTAGGTGAACGGGTAGACCGTCGCCGTGCCGTTGCCGGTGTAGTCGTTGATCGGCTCGTTTGCGTTGACCGGCACCTATCGCCTCCCGAAGTCCAGCTCCACTTCATGCACCCCGCCACTCGGCCGCCAGTCGCGGCGCGCTGGGTCGGCGATTGGCCCGACAACGCGACCGATCCGCACCGGCTGCGCCTTGATGGCCTCGGCCCCGCTGTCGAGGAAGTCGTCCGGCTGCCCGGACACGCCCGGCACCCAGTCGCGCATCTGGTCCTCGATGGCGTCCAGCACGCTCGTATGCGCCCACAGGAACCTCCCCGAGAGCGGCGGCTCCAGCCCGTCGAGGATGCGCCGGTCCTTGCTCGTCGTGCCCGGCTGGAAGGTCTCGATTACCGAAACCCCGGAGCCGGCCATCACCTTGCGCAGAATCGGCGGTACGAATCCGCCGGGTCCGTTCGTTTCCACCGTGACGGACGGTAGCTGCAGGCGGCGCGTGGTTTCCAATATCTGTCCGCACTGCTCGTAGATGTCGCCGCGCAGCGCCTGCGCGACGTGCCAGTAGAGCCGGCCGCGCTCGTCGACGAAGACGACCGACAGCGCCGAGGTGTCGCCGCCTAGCTTGCCCAGCGCGCAATCCCAATAGGCCGACGACGAGACGAGCTGCGTGCGGCCGAGCATGAGGCGCACCGAACCGTTTGCCATCGTGATCTCTGGCTCTGCGTCGTAGGGGATGATCCGCGCCGGGTCGAGGCGGATGGCCCCGATGGGCTTGGCCTGCAGCTGGTACTGGCTGTCCCACTCGTTCGTCGTCTTGCACTCGGCACGGCGGAAGGCGATCTCCTCCCGCGTGAACCGCTGCGGCCATGAGCACCGCGCGTAGATGTCGATCACCTGCTGCGGCGGCTGGTCGAACACCACCGCCCTGCCCTGCACCTGGTAGTCGAGCCCTTCGACCAGCAGGCGCGCGCCGGCGAACACGTAGAGCCCGTCGGCGGCCGGCCGGAAATTGAACGGGAAGCGCCGCTGCGTGGGCTTGTCGTAGCGGATGTGGTCCTCGAACAGCGGGATCTTCAGCACGTCCGCGCCGCGGCGGATCTGCTCGTCGTAGATGCTGTCGTGGGTGTGCGGCGTGCCGATGTAGAGCTTCATGCCGCCGGGCACGAGGATGTGCGTGGCCTCGCTGGTGCGCTCGCGGAGCGCGGCGCGGGCCTCGGCGTTGCGGATGTTTCGCGGCACCTCGATGTCGTCGAAGATCACCTCGTCCGCGCGGGCCGAGGTTACGGTCGACATGATCCCGGAGGCCGTGACCGAGGCATTGCGTGCGTCCGGGTTGCCGACGACGTCGAAGCGACCAGCCGCCGGCTGGCCACCGGGCAGCATGCCCCGGCACAACGGATGCCGGCGCAGCACTGCGCGGGTGTCGCGGGAGAGCTTGAGACTCACCGGATCGTCCGCGCCCTGGTCGAGGAACCGCCACGCCGGATCGCAGAACAGCCGCCACGCCTGATACACGGCGACGATGGTGGACTTGGCCGCGCCGCGAAACACCTCCAGCACCGCGAGCCGGCTGCGCCGCTCCAGCCAGTGACAGATCCGCAGGTGCAGCTCCGGCACCTCCCAGCCCTGAACCTCGGCCCAGAGCAGGAAGAACACGACAAAGCTAATGCGGGGTCTTTTTTCCGCCACCCATCTGCGCCTCGAGGAATGCCGACGCGCGCTGCTCGGCGCGGGCGATCAGATCCTGCAGGTCGGCCTCGACGTCCGCTGGCTTGTCGGCCGCGTCCTGCATCCGTTGCCCGACGAACACGAGCTGCGTGACGATGGCGAGCGTCTTGGCCGCGTTCTTCTTCAGCCAGAGCCGGTCGCCGCGTCCGTCGCGGGAGTCCATCGACGGCCAGGTGGCCGGGTCGGCCTCTTCGATGAACACCTCGGTGAGCTGCTGCGCGAGGTCGTTCAGCCGTTCGAGCTGGTCAGGCCGCAGGCGGATCACAGCACCTTGCTCCAGCGCAGGAAGCGCTCGATGACCTTGAATGTCTTCGTGCAGCTGACGACCATCAGGAACGGCGACGCCAGCGCCGCGAAAAACACCAGCACCGCCTGAAACGGCTGCGGCACGAACATCAGCACCCAGAACATCGAAGCGATCAGCGCCACGCCCGGCAGGCCGACGCTGCAGATGACGAACACCGCGCCCACGAACTCAAGTATTTTCCTCATTCCAACGCCCTCCCGAGGTCCGGCGCGCGGCGCGGCTGCGCCTGCCCCGGCTCCCACCAGTATTCCTGATTGAACTCCTTCCGCGCCCGCCGCTTCATGTTGCGGATGTAGCCCGGCGAAAAATAGTCCTGCAGCTGCTGGAAGATCAGGTGGTCGAACGCGGCCCGCGCGTACCAGAGGCTGCTGCCCGGCGTGATCCCCTTGATGAACTTGGTCAGCTCGGCGCCGAAGTGCGTGTCTTCACCTTGCGCGGCCTCGACGAGGTTGCCGGCGCTCAGCATGAAGGCTTCTTCCAGCAGGCTGATCTGCGGGCCGAGGAACGTCGCCACCGGGCCGCGATAGTTCTGCGTCGACAGGCTATAGAGGAAGTCCGCGAAGATGCCCAGCGAGCCGCCTTGCAGCAACGCTTCCCCGAAAAACCGAGCGTCCGACATTTTCTTCGGGTCGCGGCCGTTGATCAGCTCCCTGATCTGCAGCGTCAGCGCCCCGAGCACCGTGGTAGTGGCGATCAGCGACGCCATGTATACGGCCCGCCCAGCGCCCGGCATCCGCGACGCACGGCCCCAATGCCGCGTGATCATCGCAATCGGGAACGACTTGAACAGGAAAAACGAACGCACCAGCTCGCCCTTAAGCGTACCGCGCTGGACGTTCTCCTGCATGATCCGGCGCTCGCGCGCACCGGGCACGATCACCGCCATGTCGACCTCCTCGCGCACCACGCCCATCAGCCGCAGCATGGCGTCGCGGCGGGCCTGCCGGATGGCGCGGGACTGCTGGACGTCGACCTGGGCCTCGATGCGCTCGACGGCGCGCTGGCGCTGGGCGAACCGCTCGCGCGCGCGGGCCACCATTGCGCCCAGCTCCTTGGCTTGAGCATCCAGCCGGTCGGCCAGCTCCTTGTCTTTGCCCTCGATGCGCGTCTGGGCGTCGGCGTCGAGCGCTGTGATGCGCTGCTCGAGATCGGCAATCGCGCGCTCGGACTTCGCCAGCCGCCGGCCCAGCCGCTCGCCGATGCCGCCCCGCTGCCGGCTCGACGCCTGCACGTTGCGCTCGACGCGCGGCATCATGCCCTCGGCCGCCGCGCCCTCCTCGACCGCGTAGAGGAACTGCCGGACCTGCTCCTGCTGCTTCTGCGCGAGCAGGTAGGCGTTGATGTCGGCCTCGACGGCGGCGCGCTCCGCGCGGGCCTTGAGCAACTCGCCGCGCGCCCGCAGCGCCTGCGTCGCCTTGTCGGTCTTGCCCCGCACCCGCGCGCTGAACTGGTCGAGCAGCGTCGCTGCCCTCGTGCGTGCCGCGTCCAGCTTGGCGGCCCGCTTCAGCAATCGCGCCTCGTCCGTCGCATTCCGCTCGTAGAGCTTCCCGATGGCCTCGTCTGCCTTGGCCCGGATCTCGTCGAGCTGCGGCCGGATGACTGCCGCGACCTTTGCGTCGTCGAGCTGGGCGATGGCGTCAGGCGTCAGTACGCCGTCGTTGCCGTTCCCGAAGTCCTCGAGGTCCGCCTGCTTCCAAAGGTTCCAGTCGGTCTCGGTCACGCCCTTCGACAGCAGGATGCGGTTGTCCAGCTCGTCCAGCTCGCTGAATGCCTTCTCGCGGCTCAAGCTGCCCAGGTTGTCCATCATCAGGACACCGAACGCGCGCTGCCGCGCCTCGGTGATCGCGTTCAGGCCGGACACCCGCAGCGAAGCCGTTGCAAGCTTGCTGGTGAATGACGTCAGGGTGTCGGTGCCGAAGCGGTTCAGCGAACCTATCAGCGTGTCCATCGCGAGGCCCGCGCGGCGCGCGAGGCGCAGCTCGGTGCGGTTCAGCGGGTTCAGCGTAGCAAGCTGGTTGCGCAGGAGCTGCACATGGCTCAGGCCGTTGACCGCCGCAGTCGTGTGCATCGTGCCCAAGTCCGAAATAGCCGAGATGGGCGCCGAGCCGAGGCGGCCCGCGACCAGCAGGCTGCGCAGGTTGTCCGACCAGCGGGCAATCCGTTCACTGGCCACTGGCAGCGTGCGGCCAGCGACGATGTTGTATTGGGCTTCCAGCCGCAGCACCTGTTTAGCGATGTCGCCGGCCTGCGTCGGATCTGCCGTCGCTGCCTCCTTCTGCGCCCGGTCGAGCAGCAGGCGGAAGGTGTGGTCGGGGTTGGGGCCGAAGGTTTCGACCAGCGCCAGATCGCGCGCGAGCACGCCGATGTGGCCGGTGAGCACTTCGTACAGACCCTTCTCGCCGAACTGGTCTAGGTAGCCGAGGTAGGCGTCGGCGTCGCGGAAGTGGATCTGCCGCTCCTCTGCGTGGCGGTTCGCCTTCATGCCGGTGCCGCGGAACTTGCCGGGCTCCAGCTTGTTTGCGCCCTGGCTCGCGATGGACAGCCACGCCTCGCCGAGGAACTCGCGGAGCTGGGTGTCGTCCATCAGCGTGCCGTCGTCGTTCACGTACCGATCGCGGTTCAGTCGCGGGAGGATGTCGTCGATCCACGCATCGCGCCCAGCCTTCGCGACCTTCACGCTGCTGTGATGGTGCGGCATGCCCCAGTCGTCGAGTTTGCCGATGCGCCCGCCGGCCTCGTTGAACTGCAGCCGCAGCGCCTCGGTGACGGTGCGCCACGCCTCGGCGGCGCGCATTGCCTGCGGGTCGTCGACCTGCTCGCCGAAGATGGCACGGGCCAGCGTGCGCAGGTTCTGGGTCTGCTCGACCAAGCCGAGCCAGGTGCCTGCGTTCGCCTCCCACAGATCCTGCAACTGGCGGTTCGCATCGGCCTCGATGACCTTGGCCCGCGTCTCGACCGACTGCACCCGCCCCTTGCCGCCAGCCTTGAACGCGAGCAGCTCGTCCAGCGCGTCGAGCGCGGTGCCGGGGAAGCTGCGCACGTACTGCGTGAGCTGCGACACCTTGAGCGCCGAGAGTGTCGTGCGCTGCTGCTTCTTGCGGGCCTCGGCGACCATGTCCTCGGCCGCGATGCGGGCGGCCTCCTGCAGCCGCTGCTCCGGCGTCATCGACATGGCGCGCAGGCGGTCCTCCCGGTTGAACCGGCGCAGGCTTGCGACCAGCCGCTCCTCGATGCCGCGCACCTCGGCCGCTGTGGGCTCGCGGCCGATAGCCTGCTGCATTGCCTGCACGCACTCCGGTCGCGCCATGTCAGCCTCCCATGAATCGGATGGCGCACGCGGCGAGCGCCTGCGTGCCGTTGGCCAGTGTCTCGACGGTGCGCGTCTCGGCCTCGGCCGCTGCCAGCGCGTCGGCGGCGGACAACACGTTGCCGTCGTCGTCGACGATCTGCAGCTCGGGGTCGGCCGTGATGGCCTCGCGGGCGGCGTCGGTCGTCAGCTGGGTTTCGAGGTCGGGGGCGGCGCGGCCGGCGGCGGGCGAGGACTCTGTTTGAGGCCGAGACGCTTCAAATACCTCGGGCACCGAAGGCGCTTCAGAGCCGACGCTCGCATCCGGTCGAGCACGCAACGGCGTCCGGACTTGATCCGTTTGGCGGGCGCGAGCTGGTTGGTTGCCGTCAACTCGGTGCTCGATTACCCTGAGCCCATCCCCGGGAAGCGTTTCGGACGTAGGACGAAGGCTCTCGATTAACGATGTGGCATTAGTCGTCCCGGGGTACTTGCGCATGCTCTGCGCCGAGAGCGTCTTTCTGCCAGTTCTCTTTTCCTCGAGATACAGGGTCGACCCATCAGGCATCCGCTTGATGTAGGCGACGAGGTCGCGGCCAATCTTGTTGGACAAGCCGTACACCGTATAGTCAGGGTCCCCTATCACCTCTGGGACCGCCTCGATGTCGGCATCTGTGATCGCGATTTGCCCGCGCTTCGACTCGGCGGCCGCGTCTCCGTGCCTCTTGAAAATATGCAGAATCGCGCTTCGGTCGACGGCATGTGAATACCCTTCGAGGTCCCAGCCGACAGAAGCGGCCTCCTCTATTGCTTCACGCGAGACCGGCATCAGCACGAAATTGGGATTACCGTCCCGCTTTTCCTTTGCGGCCAGGAGCGCAGCACGGATGGCGCTCTTCGCTCGCTCCACGAGTTCCGGGATGAGCCTGCGCCGCGCTACGGGCGCAGCTCCGAGCACCTCCCGCATCGCCTCTTGCGCCCGCTGCACCTCTGGCGACGGCGGCAGCGGCTCGAACTCGTCCGGCCGCACGGAGGCCGTCACCGGCTCGTCGGCGGCCAGCTCGGCCACCGCCTGGCGAATGGCGGCGACGTGCGCGTCGAGCGCCTCGGGCGTGCGCGGGCGACCTGGTGCGAGTTGCACCACCCGGTGCTGGTGCGCATTCAGAAGCGCCGAGGCGTCGAGCAGCTCGGGGTCGGGCGTCCATGTCGCGTCGAGGATCGGACGGTCGACCAGCGTACGAGGGTCGACCCCGTCCGGCGCCGGCATGGGCGCGTCAGCCGGCGGCGGTGCTTCCGCCCCTGCTGCGGCAGGCTCTGGCGGCGGCGGCTCTGCTTTCGGTCGCGGCGGGTCGGTGTACCAGCTCACGCCCCCGAACAGCGCGCCGGTCAGCGCGTCGATGGCGCGCGCTTCGAGGTTCCACGGGTCGTAGGCTTCGGCCTGCTGGTCGTAGCCGCCGCTCTGCAGCACCTGCTGCACGGCAAGCCCGACACCGGCCCCGGCCGCGGCGTTCGCGCCTGCGCCGAACAGCACACGCTGCGCGAAGGTCTTGCCGAGGAACGGCACCTGAAACGCCACCGCATTGGCTGCGCCCTCGGCGGTCCCGGCGGCCACCGCTCGCAGCGGCGCGACGCCCTGCTGCGCGAGGTCGGTCGCGGTTGTCATCTGCGTGGTGCCGAGCGCGAGCGCGGGATTGCCGAGGCCAACCCCCAGCAGCGTGCCGAACTCAGCCAGCCCGCCGACCACGCGCCCCGCCGTGCCCACCTCGCCCGGCTCGGCGGTCCACCAGTCGCGCGCCGCCCGAAAGCGGTCGACGATGGGGAAGAGCGTATCGTCGGCCGCCGTGATCCCCTGCGTCCGCAGCGCGCCTGCGACGGCCAGCGTCCCGGCCGCGCCCAGGTTGGAGAATGCCCGCATCGGGGCGCGGTAGAGTTCGCCGAGGAGGCCGGCTGTCGGCGGCGCTTCAAGGTCGGACGGCGTCAGCGGGTTACGCGCCAGTTCGCGCTCGACCAGCGCGTAGGACTCAGGGAACAGGTGGACGACGGACATCAGGGGAACGCCATGAACGACGCGCCGTCAGGCCCCGGCACACCGCGCTGTGTCGGCGCCGATTGCACGCCGCCATCCGCCATGTCGATGAACACCGGCAGGCCGTTGACGTCGACAAGCGCCTGCCCGCCGTCCACGACCGTGTAGCCCTGCAGGCCGTTGCGCGTGGCAAGCTGCACCGGCAGCCGGTCGAGGCGTGCCTGCGACACGGCCGTGCCCAGCGCCCCGCTTTCGCGCAGCGCCCGCAGCTCGGCGCGCACGCGCCGCCCGAACTCGTCAACGTCCATGCCGCGAGGCAGGATGACGTTCACGTCGTTGTAGTCGTCGACGCCACCCGTGGCGAGCAAGATAGCCTCGCGCGCGCGCGCATCGTCGACCTCGTCCTGCACATACGCGCCGGCTCGCACGGACAGCGCGGCGTAAATGAGTTTGGCGTTGTCGAAGTCGTGCGCTCGCAGTTGAGCGTTGCCGCCATAGGCTCCCTCGGTAGCGCTCTCGAACGTTTCGAGGAAGTCGATGTCCTTCGGCATTGTCAGCCGTTTAGCCTGCCCTTCCGGCGTGCGCAGGTGCTGCGTGCCTTCCAGCAACAGTTCGGCAGTACGCCTCGAACCGGTGTCAGAGAGGTTGAGCAGGTAGCCCGCCGTCGCCAACTCCGGCGCCTTGGGCGCCATCGTGCGCAACGTGGCAAGGTATGCTTGCGGCTCGTCGATGCCTGCGGCAAGCGCCTTCAGGTAGAACTCCTGCGCCTGCGGTGTGCCGGCCTTGAGCTGGGCAGCGACAGCATCGATCTCGGCCCGCGTCATCGGCGGCACCGGCCGGCCCGCCCAGGCTTCAACCTCGGCGGCCTTGCGCATGCGGTCCTGCAACCCCTCGCCCAGCGCCTGGACGTTCGTCAAATCCAGCGGGTCGACCTCCACCAGACCGCGCTGCACAGCCGCGCCGAGTGGGTCGTCCTGCACGGCCTTGGCGGTCGCGTCGTAGGCGCGGGCCTTCCACTGCAGCGCGGACACTCCGGCCCGGTCGACGCCGACAGCAGGGTCCTGCGCCTGCTGTTGTAGCTGCTCGACCTCGGCGGCCTGCTCGGCCAGCGGTCGGCTGGCGAAGCGCGCGCGGTCGGCCACGGTCGAGAGCAGCGCGTCCATCGACGCCTGCGCCGGCGTGCCGCGCGCCATCGTCTCGGCCTCGGCGATCAGCGCCGGGGTCGGAATGCCGCCCGCATCGTAGATGGCGGCGAGATTGTTCACGGCCCTGTCGGCCATCGTGAGCCGCGCCATGGCCTGCCGCTCGGCCTGCGCCTGCCGGCGGTCCAGCTCGGCCTGCGCCACGCCCACCAGCTGCAGGCGCTTGTCGGGGTCGAGGTACTGGTAGCCGTCGCCGCGCAGCTGTTCGAGCGCGCGCGCCGGATCGGCTTCGACGTCAGCCGCCGCGCTGGTCGCGAACATCGCCGCGCGCTGGTTCTGCACGACGCTCTCGATCTTCGCCGCGTCCCAGCCCGCTGCCGCGCCGGAGGTGCGCACGATCTTCTCCATTTCCGCGACGCCCTGCTCGGGCGCACCCACCGAGCGGCGGGTGATGAGGTCGAGCGAGGACAGGATGTTGGCCTCGTTCTGGCTCTGCGCCTGCGCGGTGATGCCACGCTCGAGCGCGTCGCGGTTGCGCAGCCGGAGTGACGCGAGGCCGACCTCCATGCCGCCCGATACCTGCGGGTCGACGTAGCGCCCGCGGTACTGGCCCGAGATGCTGGCGAATTGCTTGTCGAACTCCTGCCGCTTCTGCTCGGCGTTGAGATCGGTGCGCGCGGCAATCGTGCGCGTCTGCTCGACCAGCTTTTCCTCGGCCTCCAGCTCGTCGCGCTTGGCCTGTATCGACTCCGAGATCTGCCGCTGCCGCGCTTCCTCAGCCGCCTGGCGCTCGGCTTCGACGCGCTGACGCTCTGCCTCGCGCTGGCGCTGGATTTCGAGCTGGGCAGCCGTGTCCTGCAGCGCCTGCCCGGACTGCGACAGCGCCCGGCCCATCGCTTCGCCGCTGTCCTGCACGAACGCTCGCGGGTCGCGCGGCGCTGCGCCGGGGCTCTGGAATACGCGGGCCGTCTCGCGGCCCCACTGGTCGAGCGGGATCTGTCTCATCGCGCGTACACCGATGCCGGGAAGGATGACCGCAAGCTGGTCAGCGCCGGGCCGCTGTCTACCTTCGGACGGTTGAGCAGGGGCGAAGTGATCCAGTTGCCGGCGACGTTGGTCGCGGTTGAGAGCAGGATGCTGTTCGATGCGGACTTGCCGGCCTGCCGGGTGTTGACCGCGGCGCGGCGCTGGTCGGCCGCCTGAATGCCGAGCTGGTTGGCCTGCGCCTCGTAGGTCTTCTTGATGCGCTCGCCCTCGAGCTGCTGCTGCGCGGCGTCTTCGAGGATGCGCCGCTGCAGTTCGAGCTGCACGTCGACCGCCGAGCCCGCATCGACTGCCATGCCGGTGCCTGCCTGCGTGGCGACGGTCGCGCCCATGTCGCGCTTGCCCAGCTCGCGGACCTTGGCGGCGCGCACGAATGCAGCGTCGAGCGCGGCCTGCGCGTCGGCCTGCCGCTGCTGCCGCTCCCATTCAAGCTGCGCGGCGTTGGCCTCCATCGAGGCGGCCTGCTGGTTCGCCTGCTTGCGCGCGGCCGAGGCGGACTTGATGCCGCCGACGACCTGCATGCCGGTGCCGACTGCGGCGATGGCGGCGACGGGACTACACATGGCGCATGGCCTCCATTCTCAGAAACGGGATGCGGCCGACCCCGTAGGTGCGGTCGAGCTCGACGGGGGCAAAGCCAATCCGCTGCAGCCAGTTCAGGCTGCCGACGTTGCGGCAGTCGACCCAGTTCGAGAGCACCGGATAGATCGCAAGGCACTCCTCGACGATGCGCCGGCCCTCGCGCACGAGCTGCCGCGCGTCCTCGACCAGCGTCTCGCTCGACAGCATCCACGGCACGCCGTGATCGGGAGTGGCTTCGGCCAGCCCCCAGACGCCTTCGACGCGCCCGTCGACCAAGATGGCCTCGGCCCGTTGCGACAGCCCGACCGACAGCCGG